AACGCAAAGTATCTTCATTGATTGTTCTATCGTACAAATCAGTTTGGTCTTCAATTGTAGGTCTCAATTCTATCTTATCAAGAACACCTGAAGTTTTTGGGTTAAACAAAACCGCACCAATAGTTAATATTACACATGTAGGTGTAGTATCTAAGCTTTCAATATCAATCATAACATGTGACATATTTTTTTCCAATAATAAGATATAGTATATAAAATTTCTATCTAATAGTCAATAGTTTTATGCCCAAACTAATCTGAAATGTATGGCATCTTTTTCTTTACTAAAGAACCAAGTAGTTCTTGGTATACCATCATTTAAATACTGAGCCGGATCAATTCCCAATTTATACCAGTCACGGTTAAATTCACCAATGTAACAGTTACACCAATCTTGTATTTCATTATAGTTATGAGTATATAATGTGATATGATATTTCCAAAAAGAATTCATGACCATAGTACCTGAGCTATTGTGGCATATTTAGATTTACTCTTACAAATTTTTATTGTTAGTCGATTTGCAGCCACATCGTCGTTGGCCATGCCCCAGTTCCAATCCCAACCTTGTTTCCCAACATACTTTTCTAACCACCATCTATAGTGGTCATTGGGGTCTGCACTAAATCCTAGATCAACCCATACTGCACCGCCCAAATCACACCAACGAGGATCATTATGATCGACTACAATATTGCCTGTGGGCCAACGCACATTGATTACCTCACCGGGCACAAAACGCCACCAAAGCTGTTGAAACACATTTAGACCACATGGTAAGTATATACCTGAAGGCAAACGAAATAGATTTTTAATTTCTAGTTTCATCAGTGTCCGTTATCATATCAAATAGATTGCCATACTCAACATGTGGCTCCATGTGAAATCCTGTACCCCACACTACCCAAAATTTTCGTTTGTAAATCTTACGAAACCAAACATATTTTCCACTTACAGTTTTAACAGGCCAAAATGCAAATACTTCTCGCCATGGATAGCAGTCACACCCATCGTAAATTCTTTGTGTAATTTTCAAAGTCACACCTAAAAAGTTTTAGTTAATGATTTTTCTTTCACGACCATCGTAAAATAAAAAATGTTAGGTCTTTTTCTGATTGAAACTCAATATAATCACAGCTAGATGATCCTGACAATCTATACCTGGCATTAAATTTTTTTAATTCTCTTTGAATAACTCTCATAGGTACATCATTATTAGGGTTAATATTTATATAAGATATGAAATTTGCCCAATAATTAGGACAATCAATCATTCTAGTACCTAGGTCAAATTTTATTACTTCCATTTTATTTTATCCACATCTCATAGATAAAATTTAATTTACTGTTCCAAATTTCAACTTGCACTGTGCCACTACGATGATTTAATGCAAAGTCGTAACCACTTCCACGCTCACCTAAGTTTCTTCTTAACCATTTTACTATAACACTTGGATCTTCTTTTCTAAATCTAAAATCATAAAAATGAACAAATCTAGAACCATAAGAGGTAGTGTGATCTTTACATGATGTTTCGTGTGTTACATTTAATTGTTTAAATGTTCCTGTACTAAGACCATGATTTATTGCCATTACTGATACCTTAAACTAAACCAAGTAGCATGTTCGTCATTATAAAATTTAAAAACTGTTCTACGATCATATATCAATTCATAAGTACGATCATTATATAATGGTCTATGATATGACCAATCAAAATCTTTTCCTTGAATTAATCCATCATTTTTTACTAACCCAACTAATCTTAGTACTTGATCGGGATGTAATCCTTCAATTGTAACTTCTTTCATGTTGAAAATTTCAGAGCAAAAAAAGTTGCTAACTTTTCATCATGCACCGTTAGCTTCCAATATTCATGATATCTACCATTATTTTCTTGTTTTAAAGTTCGTTCTACTATCCAACCTTGCCCACCTATCGAGTTGTGTAAATAATGTAATCTAGGACCTATGTGTGTTTCTAACCATTTTTCTTGTTCGCGGGTTATGGTCTGTAGTAATTCAATTGTTGCCATTATTAATTATTCCCATACCAATGAAAATCTTATGAAATCTCTTTCATATCTAAATTTTACATTTATACCATAATCGTTTATATACCACCTAGCATGTCTCTCACAAAAATCTATGTTTTCATAAATCCAAATAATAATTGATTTCATTTTATCAGAAAGTATAATATTTTCATCATAATTTGGAATAAAAATTGTATACCAACCTGGTTTTATATCTTCCCATGATTTTCCATATTCATAATTATTGGTTCTCATGAGTATTTCAATAAAAAAATCAAATATTTTTTTTCATCTATGACTACATAGCTATCTGTTATGTTTCCAGTAGTGTCTGTTACATTGATTTTTAATCCATAATTATTTGCTAGCCAGTTATCAAACTCAAATGCATCAAATTGTCCATCAAGTTCACCTATGTCTTTTAAATAATCTTTTCTAGCTTTTTTCAGTGCTGCCCAATAGTCCCAACGATTTTTTCTAAAGTTAATATTTAAATCATTGTCATCATAGTCCTGAAAAGATTTTGGTATTTTAGTCATGACCACCTCAATATAAAATGTATGGCATCTTTTTCATCATAAAAATTAAATTCCATATAATCTGTTTTGGGATGCCAGTGATACTTGTTGCCAGGCAAGCCATACTGTTCTAATACCCAAGCACAAATCTCATTCCATATCGGCAGGTCTCCCTGTCCGTTTCTCCAATCAATTATTACTTTAGTACCCTGCTTGTTTAAGCAGTTGTTTAACTTGGCTAACATTTTCACTACTTCTTTTAAACTTCAATGCCCATTGTTCAGGATTTATATAGTCAATAATCATTTTTACTTGATCTGGATGTAATTTATCTAAAAAGTTTGTACCGCTTTCACTTTGATATAACATCCAAGGACTAATCTTACCAGTTGTAATTAAATAACAAATTTTATTACTGTTTCCGTACCTAAGATAATCTTTACTTAATATACCCTCATCTTTAGCTTTTTCTATAGAAATTTCTATACTACGGGCAACTGCATCTAAAGGATCTTCTGTTCGTAAATATTCACATAGATATCTATTGTACATGGTGTCTGAACACCATGTATCAATTTTGATTTGGTTTTTCAATAACCAATCAACATATCTGCTAACATTCAATGCATTAATATCAACAGAATAATTACCAAATTTTACAAAGGCTGTGTAATATGCACTTTTAATAAACTCTTGATATGTTTTTTGTTTTTTGCTTATTGTATGTTTGTTATAAAATTGTAACCAAGATTGAAAACCCAATCTATTTCCTTTTAAATCTTTATTGAGCCATCGTTGTTTATACTCACAAATATGACTGAGTATAGTTGTTTCTTTTAAAAATTTGCGATTGCAAAATTCACAAGAAAACTTAGGTTCTTTTTTAGTTATGTCATTGGCTATCAAATTATTGATTGCCGCTGTCAATTTCATGTTGTTTGATTTGCTCATCAGTTACTATTTGATTTAAAACATCTATGTCTGATAATTTAAGATTTGGATATACATCTGCTAGATACTTTTTTCTTTTATGTTGATCTGAATAAACTTTACTAATTGTATCAATATCATTACCAGATGCTGTTGGATATATCTTTTTAAAATAATCTTTTGATTCCTTTAAGGTAATATTTTCTTGAAGTTTTGACACCTTTAATTTGATTTCAGGTATATATTGATGAAATTGTTTTCCTATACCAGGACTACTAGCACACAACATTAGCCATTGAAGTTTTGGATTCTTTTGTATATTTTCATTATACCAATATTTGTTCGCATAATATTCTATACTCTGTAGATAATATCGTTGCACATCTGCTGGAGCTTTAACTGCACTCATCCATTTAATCATCATGTGTGGAACAAACTTTTTCTGTTGTTCTACTGTTAATCTATCATAATAATTATAATCTTTTTTATCTAGGGCAGCTAATACTTCAAACAAATCCAAATCTTGTTTTTCAAATTTTTCATCAACTGGAGTATTTTTCTTTGTTGCCATTATAAAACCTGACTTACATCAACTATCTCGCAATTACGACTAATTTCTTTTACGAAATAAGCACATCTTGGTTTAGGACCATCTTCAATGGGTACACATAAAAATTGTCCATTTTTTAATCTAGGTGCATACCATGTAACATCATGATAAATATCAACAATTTCCATTGGCAAAAAATCTAGTTTAAATGAAGATAATGGATTGAATACAAATGCATTGAATCCTCTATCATTTACGCTAGTTAATGGAAGTGTTTCTAAATCACCGTGTTCTTTTTCACCAATTAATATTTGCCAATCAACTGGCATTTTAATTTGTTTATCACCTATTTTTAAAACTAATGCAGGGGCATTGAAACTTTCCAAGAAGATCAACGGAATGTAATGATAATCTACATTAGCAGGGTTTGAATTGTCAAGAATTGCAAATCGTAGGTCATCCACTTCTTCGGGAAGATTTTCTAGGTTGTATTTGGTATTTGTGTCTAGTAATAGTATATTCATTTTTATATTTTAACAAGTTTTTTATGATAAGTCAATACTTTAATTTTTCAATTGAAAAAGGATATGATGCTTCTTTGTAAAAATTTTTACGCTGGGTTAAGTGTTTTTTGGCAAACTTACAACTTGATGTAATATCCCAAATCATTACTGAATCTTTGTCTTGTGCTTTACGAATGCCGCGACCTATTGATTGAATAACACGGACAAACGATTTACCGGGCTCAATAAGCACCAAATTAAATATGCGAGGGATATTGATCCCCACAGCTGCCACTCCATAAGTTGCAACGATAATTTTGTCATCACTTGTTGCCACTTCATCATATTCTTCTTTTCTATCCGTTAAGTTTGTTTCTCCAGAAATAAACACACTATCGGGAAGTCTATTAATTAATTCTTTACCTGCATTTACTCGGTCAACTAAAATTAATGTGTTTCCTGTTTCTTTAATCTTGAGTATTAACTCAGCAATTGTATCAAGTCTATTTTTATCTTCTAGTAAATGTTTTAATTCACTTTGATAATTAGAAAATTCCACAGTGTCTTGCAATTGAACAATGTTAACATGGCACTGAGCAAGAACACCTTTGTCTTGTAATTCACTTGCAGTAAGTTTTCCTATAACTGGACCAATTGAAACAAAAATAGATTGACTCTCATGTTTTGCTTTTGGAATAGTTCCAGTTAATCCCCAACGAATTGGCACTTTATTAAATACAGTTGTCATTAATGCCTTAAGGCCGTCAGCCTTTGCTTGGTGTACTTCATCTACAATTACACACACTACATCTTGAATAAACTCATCAATTGGAATTTCTGCTTCATGATTTTTTGTTTTTTTCATCATGTTGTTTAGACTTTGCCATGTGCAAATTGTGTGCTTTTTTCCTATTTCTTTTCTATCTCCGAAATACACACCTACATCTAGTCCTACATTCTTATAATCACTTTCAGTTTGAACAACCAATGATTTATTTGGCACTATAACAATACTTCTTCCATAATTTTGGACACTATAACTAAGAGCAGCAGTTGTTATTGTTTTACCAGATCCTGTTGCAGCTTCAGTAATAGACTGAGGGTTAGTTAAAAAATCGTTGATTATTTTTACTTGATAGTCTCGTAACATTATAGGCTCTCCTTCTAATGGATGCCCTTTTGGCCATTTATGTGCGCTGAATGTGGAATCCGTTATTGGTGTAAAACTAAAAGTAGTGTTGTAATCTCTATTATCTTCTAATTCAATGTCATAACCTGCATTATCTAGTAATGGAATTATTTGATCCAATAAATTTATATAAGTAGATCCACTTAAACTGAAAAAACTTATTTTACCATTCCATCTACCTAGCTTGTATGCTGGCCTAAACCTTGCAGTCGGATCCTCATACTCAAATTTTTTCATCAGAGCCTTACGATCACTTAACTCTAACCCTGTTATTTTACAGGTAACTTCATCGTTGATTGTTAACTTACATTGTTTCATTTGA